CAAAGCGTGAAATTTAAAGAAATATTTGAGGGCAATAATAGTGCATATGGTCAGTTGATCTTGTCCGGATCAACGAACGGCAAAGGCAAAGCTGATGGTCAAGCGTTTATAAAAAGAAAACCTGTTACCGATAATCTTTGGGAAGACCACATAGCAGGTAAAGATCCAGCGCTAGGTGTAATACCAATAAACGAAAACAACGAATGTAAGTGGGGTTGTATTGATGTCGATGTCTACAACGTGGACCATATGGCGTTGATGAGGAACATAAAAGGACTTAGCTTTCCGTTAGTCACATTCAGATCTAAGTCTGGTGGTGCGCATTTATTTTTATTTGCTAAAGAGTTTATTCCTGCATCATTGATGCAGTCTAAACTTAAAGAAATGGCAGACGCATTGGGTTATGAAGGTAGTGAGATTTTTCCAAAACAAACAGAGATATTAATTGAACGTGGTGATACAGGTAATTTTTTAAATTTACCGTATCATGGGGGTGTGCGTGGATTAAGATACGCTATGAAAGCCGGTGGTGAGGCTGCTACTTTAGAAGCATTCTATTCTATATACGACGAGTGGGTGCAGACAAGAGAAGAGATAGAAAAAATAACTGTAAAAGAAAAAACAGAAGTTAAAGAATCTTTTAAGCAAGGTCCTCCATGTTTAAATACTTTAGCTGAGCAAGGTTTTGGTGAGGGTTCCAGAAACAACGCTCTCTTTAACATCGCTGTATATTGCAAAAAAGCACACGCTGATGATTGGGAGAATCAGGTTGGACAATACAATCAAAAGTATATGGACCCACCGCTGAGTTATCAAGAGGTGCAGCTTGTAATAAAATCTGTAACTAGAAAAGATTATGATAAATACAGATGCAAAGAGCAACCAATATGTGGTGTGTGTAACGCTGCAAAATGTAGAACAAAAAAGTATGGTGTTGGTTTTGAAGAGGAGCAAATGCCAGAGTTGGATACACTGACAAAGATAAAATCAAATCCACCACAGTGGTTTTTAAACGTGTCAGGTAAAAGGATAGAATTGAAAACAGAACAATTGCACAATCCTAATTTGTTTGCAATAGCAGTCCTGGATCAAGCAAACGTTGTATCACCAATACCGAAGGCAAAAGATTGGAGAGAGATTTATTTAAAATCATTAATGCAAAAACTACAAGAGATAGAACCGCTCGAGTCTCTTGATCCAACAAATCAGATAATAAATTTATTGTATGACTTTACAGTCAACAGACCACAAGCAAGAACAAAAGAAGAAATGTTAAACAAAAAACCGTGGACTGATGACGGCAATACTTATTTTAGAATGGATGACTTTTATTCTTTTTGCAAACGCAACAACTGGGAGATGGATAAAACAAAGACAGGTAATTTAATAAAACAATTAGATTTTTTTATTGATGAGACAAGAATGACTTTAAAAAATCAAACACCACGTCTTGTTAAAATAAGAGCGATGAAAAAAACAGAACCATCAACTGCGCAAGTTAAATATCAGGAGACGCCGTTTTAATTAATAAGGAGAAAAAGATGAAAGCAAAGCCAGTAATATACAAAGGAATAAAATTTAGAAGCACTTTAGAGGTTAAACACTATATTAACATGACAGAGAACTATGGTTGGGAAGTAGAATATGAACCAGAAATAGAGGGCTTGTATGGGTGGCTACCAGATTTTTTAATTAAAGGTTGTAAAAGAGATATTTTAGTTGAAGTTAAACCAATAAGATCTCTTAGGGAATGGAGGAACCATCCGGATTGGGAGAAAATACAGGACTCTGGGATATTTGATTTTTACGAAAATAAACCGATTTATGACCTTTTAATTTTAGGGGCCACTGGTTTTTTAAAACCCGACGAAGATCTCTTAACATTTAATGAAAAAACTGTGATTGGTTTTTATCTTGACATGCAAATTGAAAAAGAAAACGAAGATTATATCAAGATAAACCCAGAGATGAGAGGAAAGATAGGCAATGATTTTGAACCTGCTGAGTTGACATATTGCATGAATAATAAAAAGTTTGGTTTCAGTGTTTGCCAAGGTCAGTGGCGTGATAGAATTAACAAAGAAAATTGGGATAAACCATATAGATTTTTTGATCCAGACCAGGGAGACTGGTGGATGGATCGTGATGATATACATAATCATCCTCTTTTATATAATGAACGTGAATATGTGGATCAACCTTTCGATTACGAACTTGATCGTGATGGTTTTATCAATCGTCTTAACTATAAATGGAATCAAATACATTCAGAATATCAATGGCAACCAACTAAATGAAAACAGGACCAAAAACAATCGAGGCTCGTTTAAGATCGTTGGCTAATTTAACTAACGTTGGCAAAAAATTAAAAAATAATAAATATTATTTAAACCATGTAAAACGCACAGGGATGAAATATGTATCCAAGAGAGATTTAAGATGGTTGGCACCCATTAAACACAAAGAGTTATATGTTTATTTAGCTGAAGAGAATAGATCTGATGTTGTGACCCCTTATTATAAAATAGGGTGTGCTGTTGATTTGAAAAAAAGAAAACGCGGCAACGGAACCGACAGTCCTTTTCCTTTGTTTTACTCTGTTATTTTTTGGTATGAAACTAATACGTATAATTTAGAAAAATTTTTACACCGTAGGTTGAATAACTTTCGCACTTTTCACACATTGAAGGGTGGAACTGAATGGTTTGATTTTGGGCATGATAGAAAAAGCGTAAGAAAAAATTTTAGAAAGTGTTGTATGCAGTTTTGTAAAGAAAGAAATTTAAAATGGAAAATAATTAAATGAAAACGATAATACTAGGACCACCAGGCACAGGCAAGACAACCACACTACTAGATTTAGTGGATGAGTTTTTGCGTGCAGGTGCGGATATAAAAAAGATAGGATACTTTTCTTTTACAAAGAAAGCTGCATGGGAGGCAACACACAGAGCAGAAGAAAAGTTTATGATTGACCAAAAAGAAATACCATACTTTAGGACACTGCACTCACTGGCTTTTAGAATGTTGGGTGCAAAAAAAGAAAGTGTTATGGGTCATGCAGATTACAGAGACTTTGGTTTGAAATGTGGCATACCCATCAAGACAGCTTGGTACGAGGACGGCAACGGCACATTTAATTCTGACAACGAATATCTGCGTTTGATAAACAGAGCGACTGTAATGGAGATACCTGTTCTTGATTTGTATGATAGAAACGAGCACAGTCTAGACATCGAGCGAGATCTATTATATCTTTTAGATCAAGAACTTAGTAGATACAAAAAAGAGAAAGGCTTGATTGACTACAATGACATGGTTAAGAAATTTATTGAACAAGACATATCACCGTCTTTCGATGTTTTATTTATCGATGAGGCGCAAGATCTCTCTCCACTACAGTGGAGAATGGTTAGAACGTTATGGAGCAAAGCAAACAAGACATATATTGCCGGTGATGATGACCAGGCTATTTTTAAATGGGCTGGTGCTGATGTTGATACTTTTATTGCACTTAAAGAAGAAGTAGATTACGTCGATACGTTAAGTCAATCGTATCGAATACCTGGTGGACCGATACACGAACTCTCACAAGATATAATAAGAAACGTATCAAACAGATACGACAAAGAATATATGCCAAGGCAGGAACAAGGTGATCTTACACGATATTCAGACGTCACACAGGTGGACATGTCACAAGGTGAATGGCTTGTGCTAACAACGGCCAATCATTTTTTAGATAAGATAAAAGAGTTTTGTGAACTGCAAGGTTGGTATTATTCACACAAACACAAAAACTCTATCAAACTGGATTTGCTTCTTGCGATACAATCCTGGGAGAAGTGGAGACACGGTGAGCAATATTTACCTGTGCCATCTATAAAAAAGATTTATTCGTATCTTGGTGACAATGTGACCAAGGGTTATCAAACCGGTAAAACAATGGACGAGAACGAAGAAGGGTATTGCATCGAAGAGTGTCGCGCGGATCATGGATTACAAACCGAAAGTGTTTGGTACAAAGCGTTTGATGGATTGGACACAGAAACAGAAAACTACATACGAAACATGTTAGCGAATAAAGAAAAAATTACACAGACACCAAGAATAACACTATCAACAATACATGGAGCGAAGGGAGGTGAAGCTGATAATGTATTACTTTTACCTGATATTACTAAGTCTGCTGCTGACCACGACGATATTAATCCAGATGAATTACACCGTCTATTTTACGTAGCAGTTACACGGGCAAAAAAATCTTTGCATATACTCGAGCCTAAAAATTATGATCGGGCATATGCAATATGAGATTTCATGAACATATAAAAGGCGACAAAGCAGAATACATCGCTGCAATGTGGCTGTGGGACCAAGGCTATCTTGTTTGTAGGAACATGTCACAACAAGGAGCTGTTGATCTTGTTGCAATACGAGAACACGAAGTCATATTGATAGATGTTAAATCAGTGTGTGTTAGAAAAAGAGACGGTTACAAAATAAACAGATCACTCACACCAATACAAAAAAGTCTTGGTGTAAATATTTTAAATGTAAATGTAGAAACAGGAGAATGCACCTATGTCTAATCCATACGACAACCAGGTCGGCGGCGACCATTACAAAAAATACGAGATACAACCTAGCGAATTCATCAATAAAAACAAATTGTTATTCGCTGAAGGATCTGCTATAAAGTATATAGTTAGACATCAAGATAAGGGAGGCAAAGAGAGCCTCGAGAAAGCGAAACATTTTATCGATATGATAATCGAAAGGGACTACAGTTGAGGACACTACAGCAACCACTCTTCACACCAGAAACAGAGTGGGTACCACCAGACAGATTACCAGATTTATCCGGTCACTTGGAGATAGCCATTGACTTGGAAACACGAGATCCAAACCTACTCACAATGGGATCAGGTTCGGTAAGAAGAGACGGGGAGGTAGTCGGTATCGCAGTCGCGGTCGAAGGCTGGTCCGGCTACTTTCCTATCGCGCACGAGGGTGGTGGGAACATGGACCGCGCATTGGTCTTGGATTGGTTCGAAGAACTTTTGCAAACAACGGCCACGAAGATATTTCACAACGCCATGTACGATGTATCTTGGATACGATCGATGGGCTTTTACATAAACGGTGGCATCATTGACACAATGATTGCTGCAAGTTTGATCGATGAGAATAGATTTAGTTACACACTGGACTCTGTTGGTAAAGATTATGTTGGCATGCGTAAC